TTTCGAGATTCAGAGCGCACAAGCCAAGAACTCCAATTATTCCGACTTCGCTCTGCATCACCGTAAGAGCAATATCGGGCCGTTGCGTGACCCGATAGGGCTTAGGCTCACCTGGGATAAGGGGTCTACCATAGAGGGGTTGAATATCCGGGAAAATGCCCAATTGGCGACTGGACTCAGCTATCCCGAACGTGCGCTTCTGGCAATCGAACAGGATGGGCCGCTGTCAACCGAGAAACTGTCCGAACTGTTGGACGCAACCACCAGGGTTATCACATCGAGTTTATCAAGGGATGACCGATTCACCAGCGTCAACGGCAAGTGGCAGAGTTCAGAATCAAACTGGTAAGAAAGGGAGCAATAATGGTTGATGAAATAGTCGAAGGAATAGCAGTCTGCGACGAATGCGAGGGCAATATCGACATCAGTAGAGGGTACGACCCGAAATGCGGCAAGCGTCTGGGTGGCGACCTGACACAGACGCCGCCAGCGACACGGCTCTGGGTGGGGAGCAAGTTCCATTCAACAGCCACGACCTTTGAATGCCCTGATTTGCTCTGCAAAGATTGCAGACGCGATGACGGCATTCGGCGATACTCGTATACCACTGGCAAGCCGCTGGCATTCGGCGATTGGGAATATATTCGTAGCGAACCGAAGGAGTATATATAGCGCCATGAGCAAGCCAATAAGAACGGCAGACGGTCGGGTGGTGGCAGTGCTGGACGGACAGACCTTGGTTAAAAAAGTTGTCGCCGCCCAGCACATGCTCCGCAAGCCGCCGTCGTGGGCGTTCGATGCGACGACTATAGAAGATGCCCTGTCCGGCAACGCAACCAGCATAGAAGTCCGGGCGACGGACGAGGGCGTAATCTACACAACGACGATGAAGCACTTTCTGACGCATTCCTTCAAGTTCGACAGAGGACACAACACACAGCTGGCGATGCCGTTGGTGTACTGGAAGCGGGACCATGATATCGGCGCCGCCGTCAATCCCCAGGGCGAGAGACAGCTGGGTCTGCCGGAGGTGTCTTGATGGATGCCTGTCCCAGATGCAGAGCGCGGGTCGTGCAGTGCTATGCCACCGAGCCGCCCGGGTGCGTCACCTGTGGGTGGGAAGACTATATCCGTCCATTGCCGAAGCGGGAGCGCAAGCGGAACGGCCTGTTGGGCGGGCTGGCAACCAAAGTCAGGTATATCGGCTTCGCCAAATCCCTTGAAGACCTGACCGTCGAGGTGCGAGTGAAGAAAGACGCCGCCTCAATGGCTGGCATCGTGACGGTTCCGTCATGTCCATATGATATGAAAGACATGAAGGTCATACCAAAGGGCGGGCAACCGAAAAAGAGAGAGCGAACCTATCGCTGTCCAACGCGCCATCGAGTGATTATAGTCTCCAGCGAAAACGGCGATTTACGGGGCTGGATGTGATGATGAAAAACAGCCGTGTTAACTGTTAACACCTACCAGGATAACTGTTAACAGAAGGCTCGTTTAAATAGTGTTTAATTAAACCCCCCTCCTAAAGGAGGGGGGGGTGTTAAATAGTTAAATATGAGAGGTGTTAAATGGTTGATTCTTTGACCATCGAAGTGATGCCCGATAACCGTTTATCAAAAAACGGTTTGAGGCGTAGCAACTGGCGAACGTCCCGCCAGCTGGTGGCAGATGCCAGGGAAGTGGCGTTCGTTCTGGGTCTTGCCGAGATGCCCTCGGACTGGGTAACGCCGGACAAGGCCACTGTATCGATTACACAGTTCCACGCTCGTCGGCCTATGGACTATGACGGTCTGGCCTGCGCTGTCGCGCCATCTATAGATGGGCTCGTGGACTGTGGTATTCTAGCTGACGACGACCCCAAGCATATCGTCTCTTACGCCATCAACCATCAGAAGGTTGAAACAGTTGGAGAGAATCGGGTAGCGATAACTGTCACGCCAGTGATGCCCGTGAGTGGATAGGGAGTAAGCTGATGCATTGTGACTGTGACGTTGACGAGAATAGGCGGGAGTTCTATTTTCATCTTCCCAATTGCCTTGTGGGAGCCGTTCTAGCAGTGGCGAGTGCCTTGATTATTCAGGATAATGACACCGCCGATGGGATGGGCGCTGTCGAAGTCCTGGGTAGGGTTATGGCTGATGGTCTTGGAAACATAGCGAGAGCCACGATGCGGGAGGACTAATGCAGATACGCGACAGAATCAAGGAATTAAGGCGGGTCAAAGGCTCAGACCTGATACCGAACCCAAAGAACTGGCGCACCCACCCTGTGGCTCAACAGGATGCCCTCAGAGGCGTCCTGGCAGATGTTGGATATGCAGATGCGCTAATCGCCAGGGAAACGCCCGAAGGGCTAATGCTGGTGGACGGCCATCTCCGCGCCGAGACGACGCCGGACTCCGAGGTTCCGGTTCTGGTGTTGGACATAGACGAGGCCGAAGCAGACCTGATGCTGGCGACCCTCGACCCGCTGGCGGCGATGGCGGGGCGGGACGAGGAGCGGTTGAGTGAGTTGCTGGCGACGGTGACATCTGACAACGACACCGTGAACGCTCTCCTTGAGACGCTGGCGAATGGGTACGAGCCGTTGACTATATCGGAGCCGCCGGACCTGGGGCCGGAGTTAGACGAAGGGATAGCTGACGGAGTAACCCTGTGTGAATGTGAGGCGTGCGGTCATGAGCATCACAAGCAAGCCTGACCCGACGGTCGTTAGTTTGTTCGCCGGGTGCGGTGGGTCGTCTCTGGGGTATAAGCAAGCCGGGTTCGATATCCGGCTGGCAGTGGAGTGGGACACGGGCGCGGCTAAAGTCTACCGCCGGAACTTTCCCGGGGCGAACGTATTCGAGGGCGATATCGCAGACCTGACAGCAAAGGAAGCCTTGAGGCTTACGACCCTGGAGCCGGGAGAACTGGACGTTCTGGACGGGTCGCCGCCTTGCCAGGGCTTCTCGACGGCTGGTCATCGGAAGTTCTCGGATAGCCGGAACAGGCTGTTCGAGGAGTATGTTCGGATGCTCGAGGCATTCAGGCCGAAGATGCTGGTTATGGAGAATGTCAGCGGCCTGCGAAAGGGCAAGATGAAGCTGATATTCGCTGAGATGACCAGGGCATTGAAGGATGCCGGATATAAGATTTCATGCCGAGAGCTGAACGCCTGGTGGTACGGCGTCCCGCAAGACCGCCGACGCCTGATTTGGGTCGGAGTCCGAGAGGACTTGGCGGCAGTGCCGGGGCATCCAGAGCCGACCGTCTCAGTGCCAGTCTCCGCAGGGCGGGCATTGGGTTCGGCAGAGGCACAGTCCATATCAATAGACGTGAATTATTATGGTAAAGCCAAGGATTGGCTCCCTGGCACTAGACCTACCCGGACACTAAAGGCAAGCCAAAAGCCGCGCATTACTGGGTCGTTCACTTTCCCCTGCAATGCAGACCGCGACGCGAAGTCATTGGGCAAGCCAGCTGGAACAATGGCGGCTATTAGACCGCCATCAATAACAAATGAGGGGTCCGTTCGATACCTGACCATTGAGGAATGCAAGATTCTCCAGGGGTTCCCAGAGTGGTTCGAGATGTATGAGAAGGAATACAAGTTCCTGGGCAATAGCGTATGCCCTCCGATGGCTGAAGCTATCGGGCGGCATCTCGTGGCTCTGCTAGGCGAAGCCTGATGCCGGAGCGCAAACAGCCGGGACTCAATCCCACCGCTCAGATACGCGCCAACGCCGAGGTGCGGCGATACCAAACGCTGGAATTGTTCAAAGGCGGGGCAACTGAAAAACAAATCGCGGAGACGCTCGGCGTCTCGAAGGGACTCGTTCATCGGGATATCAAGCGCGTCCTCAGTGACCTTGCAAAGATGGCGAGCCGCACCGCCGATTCGGTTCGAGCGATGCAGATGGAGCGATACACCTCGCTTCTATCGCGCTGGTGGCTCCGGGCCATGAACGGAGACGCCGAGGCTACCAGGATGGTTCTATCCATTATGGCTCGCATCGACGTTGTTAACGGCATCATCCCAGACAAGCCCATGATAGATATGCGGACCCAGACCATTCAGGTCGGCGACGGTCTAGGCCTGATGGAACTTGCAAAGGTAATTGCCAATGGTAGCGGTGAGTTCGGAACTAACGGATTTAGCCCACCAGATACAGGCGAGTCCGACACTGTATCTGAAGGCGGCTCTGGGGGCTGACCCCTACGAGCGACAGA